CGTTGTTCGGGAACGCAAACACCACCTTCGTTCCTTCCGGTGCGTCAATCGGCATGCACTTCATTTCTTCATAGGTTTTTACCATGTTTTACTCTCCTTTAGGTAGTTCTGGTAACGGCATCCAACGGGTAGGTTGCCACTGCAAATATCTTTGTGCACAATGAGAAAACCATCCATCAACGAGCCATTCGACAGTACCGCCAGATACAATTATGCTAGTCCCATCCTTCGGTGCAGTCTCTATAGGTTGCCAAGTCATTTCATCTCTCCTTTGTTTTTTTGAAGCATGTATTGGACTGCGCTACCGCCTCTATAAGTACTTCCATTTCATGAATAAGAAATTTTATAATTTCAATCAGTTCCTCTCGTGAAAGCGTGTCAATTTCTTTTCCCTTCCATGTATGTATCATTTCACTCTCCTTCATTTTGTGTGTAGTTTACACAATAAAATATAGCTGTCAATCAAAAACTATCCCATCAAATCCTAAATTGCGCGGTTTTTTGTTTTCTTGCTTCATGTACTCATCTTCAATCTGTTTCGACTTTGCGGTTAAATAAGCGTCAACTTTATAAAGCCATTTCGCTGGCATTATTTTCCCTTTTTCGTCCAAATCAGTCTTTTTAGGCATCAGTTCAGGGTAATGCTGTTTGAGTATAGGTTTGTAATAGTGCCAAGGAAAGGCTATACGACCCACCATTGCTTTTCTAATGTCTGCCGATAGTTCCACCACATCCTTGCCATCTTCTTGCATCCAGCGCGTTATAGCCATGCTTGCGTATGGTGCGCGTCCAAAGTGGCAATTACAGTACCAATGCTGGCCATCAATGCTGTTACCGGCTGGCGCATCGCAGTTGTGAGCATTGCATCCTGTTGACTTTGGCTCTTCCTGTTCTTTTTTAACGGTCAATTCCTTAAACTTTTTCATCTGTGATATTTCCCTTCTAAAACCTTAGCAAAGTTATTTGGCCTCATCAGCCATTCAAAATCAGCCCGGAACGGAACTTTCCCATTCCTGCCATCAGCGCTACCAATCAAAAACTTAGATTCAGCCACTTTCAAAAAATACGATTCAAAAAACTCAAGACCTTCGCTTTCCGTTTCCCAACTATCAGCCTGGCAGACTTCCCGCCATCGGCTTGCAGCATAAGCCTGTCGGGTTTTTGTCATTACCGCCACTTGTGGGCAGGTTGGCAGCGCTTTGTGGTACAGATCAACTAACTTTTCAACAGGGCATCTTAAAGGTGCATCGCGTGAGCGATCACTAAGATACGTAGTATCTTTATCTTTTATATTGGTTATTGGTTTATGGTTAGTGGTTAGGTGGAGGTTCGTGTCTTGTTCGTTCACGGTTCGTTCACGGTTCGTTCGTCTTTTTTCTTCGCGCTCTTTTGCTATTCTTGCGTTAGTGCTTGAATTTTCGTGATATTTATCAATTTCATCCTGTATTCTTGACTGAAAATACACACCGTTGTTTTCTGTAAAGAATTTTTCTAAAACAAACCGGACTGCCTCTTTTTCTTGGTCAGTTCTAGCCCAACACCAGTCATAAGCCTGTTCGATTGTCGGGAATTGTTCACGGTCATAGCACGCATCCATCAGAAGCGTGTACGCTCCGTGCTCAAGCATGGAAAGCCTTCCAGCTTTTTTGTGGTAATCCCCGATGTTTCTTTTGAAGTAATGCATACAATCCTCTTTGGTGGACGATCCCGTGTGGAAATTACCGGGAGCATTCGACTCGGTGGAGTCATTGAGGCGGCATCGAGACCGTCCCCAAAGAGAACTGTATCAATGCTCCATTTACGCTTTCCACGGCGCAATTAGATTTTATACGACTTTTTCAAAAACTCAATACCTGCTTTGGTAATCGCCCACACTCGTGACGGTCGTCCTTTTTTGCTCAGTCTTGTCTCAGTCGTAACTCTGACAAGTTTTGTCATCTCTGGCAGTCGTCTGCTTATCTGGTACTTGTCTAACCAGCAATAATCTGCTATTTCGTCAGCCGTTTTGTTTTTCATGTCGGCTAATGCCAGCAAAATAGCTCGATAATGACGAGGCGCAAAGTTTGCCGCATTCTCGCCAGCCAGCTTACTTGTTGCCGGGTCTGTCTTTCTTGCTCTCATTTTCATCTCCTATAAAAGAATCACAGCCTTTGTCGGGAATTAAAAACGCTTCAAAGTCGCGCACTAATTGATACCCAGGTCGCCAAGGTGAAGTGAACCGCAAGCATTTATTACGCTGTTCGCACTTTTTAGCCTCGCATCTTGCCATGTCATAAGGTAATGTCATATTTGACCTTTGCACGGCCATGTAGCGCCAAACACTGCTATAACTATGACATATCCGTCTAAGTGTCGATATTTTGGGTCTGTTTTTAGGTAGTTATGCACAACATCACGCGCTTGTCCGAAAGTAACTCCATCGGGTGAACAGTGGGCGGTTCCTCGCATAAGCTGGAAAATGCCCGTTATGTATCCTAAGGCATGCATTTTGAGCGTATGTTCACTGCTTTCAATGTTGTCCAGCAGTGTGTTTCCTGTCACTTGTGCGCTTGCAGTAGAGGCGGCAAACAGTAGGGCGGCTAGTAGCTTTTTCATTTCACTTTTCCTTTATCGTTTCAATAAGAAGCCTGATGCCATTTGAACTGTCTAACGGTCTTTTGCCGTTTTCTTTTAAGTATTTCCTTCCCTGCTCGTCAATCCATAGTTTTCCTGCTTGACGTATATTTACTGTTTTAGCAACGTTCAGGCGTTGTAGTGTTCCAGTGTGCGTGTACATTAAATCACCTTTATCAGTTCACGTTCAAAAAGTTGAGCTATCGTCTTTCGGTGTGCTTCTTCCCAAATCTCTATGCGCTCTGTTTTGTTTAATATGCTGCCCTGGTCAATATCAGCATGACACCTGAAACACAAAGCCGCTACCCTGTAATCATGTGCTTTTATTCCCTTTCCTTTGCCGTCTCTGAGTTGGTTCGAGTGTGCCGCCACTACCGTGCCATCTTCCGCACCGCAGTGCTGGCATGGCATCTCACGGCAAGCCTCAAGTAGTTTCTTGTTGCGGTACATTTTCAGCCTTCCATGCTTTTATGTATTCAATCAAATCTGTCATTTGCGACTTGCTCAGAGTGCTAGTACGCTGATACAAAACATCCATGCCCTGACCGTCCACGGCTTGAACATACAAAACGCCGCCTTGTTGAGTAGCACGCATCCATGCCGCTGTAAGTAGTCGCTTCCATTGCTCTACCTCCAGCGTCATGTTGCACCATTTTTTATTTGCTGCCAGCTCCTGCAATTCAGCGTGTAAAAGCGCGTTTTGCTCAAGGTTGCGGGTCGGTTCTGTCACTTTCACCACCCAACCATCAGGCGCTTGCCTGATAGCTTGGATGGCGTTTTCTCGTGCAGCCTGGTGGACTAAACGAAACATCATTTATTTACTTCCCGCATCTTTGCCGTCGCACTGTGCAACATCAGTCCATGTATTTTTGTCTGCATTCTTAGCTTCGCCAATCTTTTTAATGGCCGTTCGTTTTTGACTTCTTACTTTTGACCATAGCGCCGTTTGTTGTTCGGTGTCTAGCATTTGCTTGGCTTTTGTGTATGCGTCGAATGTTGCCTGGTCGGTTTCAGCGCCTTCAATTTTCATCGCAAAGTCCAGAATAAGGGCGCGTTCTTGTTCGTCACACTTGTCAAAATAGTCCTGACCTCCTACGTTAGCGGGTATTCGCAAGCGCCCGTTTTTGTATGGAAATTCAGCGGGTGTCAGTTTGCTTGCAGCGTTGCCATCGTCATCTTCTGGCGCAATGCCACACACTGCCATCAAACTATAACGTCGCGCATACGTTAAAGCCGAGCCGTACCCCTGCGGGTCTTGCTTGCTTGCTGGTACGCGCAAAATCCCGCCGCTGATCTGCTCACCACTTTCGTGCATTAGTATTGTTTCCACAGCCACACCAGATTCGCACTCGTGCGTTTTTTGCATCAAAGCGAAGCCGTTTTTGTGTAAGCTGTCGATTACAGCCTCGACGCAGGCGCTCAAATCAGCGTAACGGCTGCGAAAATGCGGGTTTGTGCTGGTTTTCAGTGCTGCGCCGAATCCTGCCTGGGCGCGTACAAATGCGGCTGATGCTTTCATGTCTAAATACTCCCGTTCTTTCATCACTGTTTCTAAAAATTCTTGTTGGCTCATTTACAGAACGCCTTTAGAAATGGTAGGCGGAACCTGTTTTGGTTTTAACTCAACTTTTTTATATGTAGGCTGTATGGCTAGAATATCCAGTTCCAAATGGTTTACTATTGCATCTATTACTTGATTTATTGGTATTGGTTGAGACATTAAGTAGTAACCTTTTGTCGGATATATAGATACGTTACTTTCTAGTGCATCTAACCGTTTTTTTAATTCAGCTATTTCTTTATTACTAAACATTTCATTTCTCCTTGTAAAACTATAATTATACACACTTAATCTATTAAATCAACCTGCCCCTTAATATATTTTTTTCGGTGTAGCTCCCAACGCACAATTGTTAGCTGTTGCGAAATAATCCTCCGCTGTCTTTCTAGGTCGTCTATGGTGGCTTGCAGCGCGTCGAGTTCAGCCTGGTCGCCGTCGGGCGCAAAAAAAGCAATGGCGTTTTGCCGGGCTCGTCTAAATTTTGATGCTGGAAAGTACAGTTTGAAAAACTCTTTGATGTCAGTCATTTCTTACCCCTTGCTTTTGCAATAGCGGCACTGGCGCGCTCAAACATGCAACCGTCGCCGTCGTCGTTAAAGTTTTCTTGACGTTGGCACATGGCTAACAATTCTTCTAACGCTCCAAGCAAATCAGGCGCAGCGGCAAATAATTGAGCAAGCGCCAAGGTTTTATTAAAATCGCCGTAATTCAATACATAAGCCACCTGAATGTCGGGGTTATCTACTTCCTGTATATACATTTCACAGTCACTGCATTCGCCGTATGTAAGAGGTTTAATTGTGCTAGTCATTTCTTCCCCCTTGCTAGTATGGCTTCTAGTGTTGAGGCAAATGTATTCCAGTCACCCCCAAGCAAGTCCATACCTGCTGAATGCCATGCTTCATATACTGCATCAAAGAATAACCCTTTGTGTAATTCAGCGAAGCGTTCAAGCGAGCCGTCAAGCCTAAACTGTATTGACCCGGTTCCCGTCATGGCTCCGGCTTCTTGCGCTATGCGAATAATGTCTTCTTTAGTCATTTATGTCCCCAATGCGTCTTGCTGTTTTGTATTTACTGTACCTTTTCAAAATGTCGTCTTTAGTCATTTATGCCCCCAATGCGTTAAAAATAGCCTGCACTTGCTCATAAGTCAGGCCGAAAGAAAGAATTAGCAAAGCCGCAAAACTTACTCCGGCCAGCCCCCAGGTTATGCACTCCATTACAATGCGTCCTATCATTTCATTCTCCTTAATCTCTATCGCCACCATTTTCGTGACGGCACGAAAATGCTATGCTTTCTAAATAGTAATCACGTTGTGCGTTTTTTGCTTTGCGTAGCGTCTCATCATCAATCTCAATTAGATTTTTGCCGTGCAACCAAACAATATATGAAGGTTCTATTTCTATCACCTCTTCTATTGTTTTACCTTTGAATTTTCCGAATTCAATCATTTCACCCTCAACTCTTCCAATTTTTCGCGCAGGCAGTCAGTTAAATACGGGTAACTTGTGCCAGCATTGCCCTCTAAAATTACCGAAACCAGTGTTTCTATGCTGTAATTGCCGAATCCGGCAATTTCTATGCGTTCATCTTTGAAAATTACTGCGTATTTAAATATGCTATTCATGCTAATCGCTCCATAAAGTTAATTACTTCATTGTTGATACGGCTTTCTTCTTTAACAGTCAATTTTTTTTCAAGCCAGTTTGCTTTGTAACCTTTACGGTCACAAATAACCCAATTCATGCGGCCGCACAATGTGCCTTCGTCATCGTCGCTCATATCATAATCAAGCACGGCAGCAATGCAGGGAATGCCGCCTACTGTAGTCTGTACGTCAGCTATGCTGTTATGCGTAAATTTCATTTCAATCTCCTGTCTATGAACATAATTATACACACATTAAAACAGAATGCAAGCGAAAAAAAACCCGGCACAAAGGCCGGGTTAAGTTACCACAGGAGAGATTATTTTGACTGACCTCGGCTTACGAACCAGTAGCCAAGCACCGCCGAAGCCTGCCCGGTTATCCAGGCGAAGGCTTGCATGGCCGCATCGTATTTCTGTTCTGTACTCAAAGCGTCCCAGCCGGTGCCGAGGCGCTCGACAAGTAGCCAGTTTAGGTACAAAGCCATGCTAACAAGCAACAGCGTCAGCACAGGGCGTATCAAGCGCCTGAATGCGTCTGTCAGTATCAACAACCACGCCCAACCACCAGCGCTTTTTATTTCCTCTGCGCCCAGATTATCGGCTGCATGGGCTTGTCCGATTGCTGTCATCCGGGATGATTCTATCTCACCCTCAGATTCCGCAACGGCAACTTGCAGCCGCCCTTCCGCTTCGATCTTGGCAAGCTCTCGATCTTCTTTCCTCAGTTCTAGCTCGTGGGCATGGTCAAGCCGTCTGATCTCAATATCAGCTTTTTTGTTCAGAAACGCAAAAATGCCGCCAATCAAACTGCCGACCGTGCTTGAACCAAGAATCGCTAAAATCGCGCTTAACATATCACCTCCAAATTAAACGGCTTTCCATCAGCCCAATTCATTAGTTTTCTAAGCGCAGGGCGTGAAACAAGCCCGGCAGCCTGCATTTTACCGCTGGGTATCTTAATCGAGCCAAGTCTTTCGGCTGGCGCAATACATCCGTGAAGCTGAGTTATCCACCCATTATACACATCCCCTGCAAGGTTAGATGCGTGTATAAGTATGTGACTACGCCCAGGCACGTTCTGAACCCCATAAACTTTCCCGAATCTTGGGCTATTCACCAAAGCGCACTGATACGTCCCGGTCGGTATGCAACTCACTCGGCGTGCATTGTCGCGCCACGGCAATTCGACCGTGTGCAGTACGTTTCCACCGAAATATAACCTGCCAAACGTGCCTTGGTCTGTACTGTTTCCGCGCTTTAGCGTGACAATCATCTGTCTATGCAAGAAGCAACCAAACGGTATTCTTTGGGCATATCTTTCAGCAATTTAGCTTTTGCCAGTTCGCACGTTTGCTGCGAACCGTGAACCGTAGTGATGGGCTGGGTCATCGTGCCGTTTGCCATTACAAAAAACGCTATTAAGTATGTCATTTGTCTGCTTTGTTTAGTCGTTGCTCAATCTGGCTGATCTTAGCATCAAAAAGCTGGTCTTTAACCTTCAGTTCCATCAAATCTTTAGTCATGGCGTCTTGTTTTTGCATCACTTCCTTGCCCAAACGAACCGCGCTTTCTAGTTGAATTTTCAGGTCGGCGGCCTGCCATCCGGCATAAAACAAAGATGAAGCAACAACACCAAAACCGCCAATAAGCCAAGTAATAGGCACCTCATAACGAATTGTCATCTTTTGTGGTGGTTGAATTTCGTTCATAATGTCTCTTTATTGCTAATCATCCAAATGTGTTGTGGGGTAACTCTTGAAAACGTGCCAAGTCTAAACAATGGTTCGTTAGCTTGTGAGAAAGCCCACGCAACAAGTTCTGAACAAAACCACTTATTTGTTTTTTCCCAATTACGCCTAGCCACAAAACCAAAAATTGCACCAATATCATAGGGTTTGCCAACTTGAGACCGTGCTGCCTTTATTATTTCAGCATCGTTTTTAGTCTTGACTTCAGCAATTACCCAACTTTCATATTTATTCTTTGCTTCTTCAAGTTTAGACACCCGTACTTTAGGCCATACTGCTTCGATAATCTCGTCGCCGTCAATAATTCCGACATGGCTCCAGTCGCTCCACGTCAACACGCGAATTGCGACAGAAGCAGGTAGATTACTCGTGCAAAACAACAGTTTCACAAAGTTGCCGCCAAATTAAAAAGGTCATCTAGCTGCGCTTCTGTTAAATTTAATGCCACGGCAAGCGATTGCAATAACGGCCTATTACGCTCGACAGCGCTGGAAAATTCCCATTCTATGCGCGCTGCCTCACCTTGAGAACCTGGCAGGTTTTGAATGGCAATATTCACCTGTTCAAGCAAACCAGTTTGCAACAACGCTAGGCGCGCCTGTCTCATGGTTACAGACAGTGGCGCATCTGGCGGGTTCAATTCCCTGTCAATTTTCACAATCATGGGTTACTTTCAAAAGTATTTGATTCACTACCGACACCATCGGTCAAATCTTCGTCGTCGCACGTCCAATAGGCTCGTTCGCTCCTGTCCGCAGGTAACTCACTAGCGTCGATGATTTTGTAAGGCTTTCCTGCCGGTACATCTTTAGCCGCAATAGCCCCAATGCCATACAGCTCAAGCGCTTCAACCGTGGGGCGAATAACAGCCAAAACACCATTGTTTTGTTTGTAGATTATGACTTGCATGGTTATGGTCCTTTAGCGGAAGATAGCGACATGCACTTGCGGGCAGTCTTCGTTGCTAGAGCCTGCATAAAGTGTGCCGACGCGAACAGAAGATGTGGTCAAGGCGGTTACGCCTTGCTTTAGCGCGAGCGAGTTCCCGCCATCGTTAGTGGCATTGCGCTGGGCAGTGCCGGCCACCATATAATTTGCATCAGGCATCGCCGTGATGAAGTTCACCGTATAATCGCCCGTGCCATTATCCGTGATGCTGCTGACATTACCAGAAGCGCGAATAGCAACAGTGCCAGTGCCGTTAAAGTTCACCCATGCGCGGCAGGCAAATTGAGGCAGTAGAGCCGTGCCGCCCGGTATGACGGATAACTGAGAGCCGTCAGGGGCTATTTGAAACCGTGTCGCGCCGTTATTGAAAAATGCAGTGACTCCAGCCGCTGTGGTGTTTGCCACAAAAAGACTAGTACCGATCTGAACAAATTCACCGTTATTCGCCCCGCTAGAAACTACCAGGCCAGTGGGTCCAGAAGGCTTTGCCACATGAAGCCCATAGACTGACGGTGAAATCGTCCCAATGCCAACATTGCCACTTGTATCCCAAAATAAACCACCAGTGGATAATTTAGCTGGAGTGACAGAACCATTAGGTATAGCCAAAGGACTACCATCTGACCTTTGATAACCAGCAACCCTCCACCCATTAGCCGGGCTTCCGCTCGGCACCACAATAGCGCTATCCCCTGCTGCCGTGGTGATGTTAGCCGCGCCGGGAAGTATCAGCGTAGTAGCGTTATGGGTCAGCGTAAGCGCACCGTCGAAACGAACATATCGAGGCCCGTTGTAGTTCGTGCCAAAGCTCGTGATCGTCGTCGTGCCGGTTATGTTCAGAAATACCGAGTTCTGCGCGCCTATGTCCGTAGTGGTCGCGCTTACCAGGTTTTGGGGCGTTCCTTGGCTGAATAATTGTTCCCAGCGTACAGAATCGCCAGTGGCAGACCCGGCACCAAGCCCGGTCAGCTTGTTTCCGGTCATAGGCAGGTTCCCGGTGGCCGGCGTTTGGCCGTCAGACGAAAGCGACTGCGTAAGCGCTGCCGCTATGTCATTAGCCAGGTTTTGCCAGTCTGCCGCAGTAGCGGAAACCCCGTTGATAGCAGGGTTCCAGCTATTCACTGGTAGACTGTATACTCCGCTTCCGTTACGTGACATTTTTTTCCTTTATTGGGTACTTAAAACAGGGACAGCAGTTGGCAAAGATTGTCTTAAAGCGTTAATCAAAGCTTGATTTTGTGGGCTTGCTTGAGATGCTAATCTTCTAGCCAGAGCCGGGCTATTTAATGCTGAACTTACACCATAAGCAGCAGGAGCCGTTGCTAATATTCTTGGGTCAAAATAAGAGCCAACAGCAAAAGCGCTACCTAAAGTATTTTGAGCAAAAGCTCGCGGACTGCCGCCTGTTTGCGCGACACGATCAGCAACAAACCTAGACCCCATTTGCGCCGCTTCGCCTAGTGGAGTATTGCTTGCTCCCCTTCCGTATTGCTGGAATACAGCATTAGGCAACAAAGCGGCAGGAACATCGCCCATTTCTCTACCAGCAACTCCGACCTCACCTTTAGCCAGCAAAGGTTCTACCGTTTTGAATGCTCGGTATTGCTGTTTGTTCATAGTCAGCGCGGCAGCATCCTCCGGCGTTAGTCCCCGACCAAATGCGGATAGCACTGATTTTCTAAGATCGCTTAATAACTTTTGATGAAACCCTTTTTCTCCTTCAGCGACGATTCTTAATCGAGATTGCCAGTTGTTTGCAAAATTACCGGGGATTGCTCCGTTTTCTTGCCTTCGTAGCAAGTTTCCGATTATCTTGTCAATTTTTGTTATTTGTTCCGGGTCAAGATTTTCAGCAGCTTCTTGTTGTATTTTTGCAATGTCATCAGCTAGATTTGAATCTAGTACGAGTTTATTATTCCCCCACAGACGATTAAACTCAGCGCCCAACCTCTTACTCGCGTCGTCCATTACGTCTGGTGTTAGTTTGTCAAACTCAGCGCCAAAAGATTTCCCTACCTGACGATTAAACCATTCTTGTTTTGCTTTTGCAGCCGCGTTTGCAGGTCGTCCGATTATTGGAAGGTCAGCTAAAAATGATCGTATTCCTTTGACCATTGCATTTTCAGATAAATCAGCAATACCAAGTGGGGCGCCGGCGGTTAATGCTTTTTTTACTAACGGATTATTAACATCTGGACGAATTGCAGAACCTATTGCCTGCCCAGCCATTCCAGCACCACGAACAGCCGCAGGCAATGCAGCGCCAAAAATTGCACCAGTGTCAGCTTCTTCAGGATTGACCAAACCAGCAGCAGTAGCGCCGGTAGTAGCGCCGCCAGCCGTCCGTAATCCAGCGTTTGCAAGCGTAGCGCCCCTACCGCCTTGAATGCCGGGCGACACTAAACCGCCACCACGCAGCGCATTGACTATGGCAGGCGCGGCTCTTAGCGCTTGAGCGCCTTTTGCTAAAATTCCGGGCGCGCCAGCGGTTCCCGCTATTTCAGTAGCAAGTTTACCGCCTTGATAGCTTAAAGACTCAGGCTCAGCGCCCAAGTTTTTTAGCCCTTCCTCTGTCGCCGCTCGCCTGTCAAATTGTTTGAACCCGCCTACCCCTGTTTTTTCAGACAGGTATTCAGCCGCTACATCTACTGGCTTTAGCAACGTCGCCCCAATATTAGCAGCGCCGCGAATAGCCCCTAAAGTGCTTTGTACGGGCAGTGAACCCATTACCTCTTGTTTAAGCATTTCTCCGAATGACGGTTTTTGCGTTGCGCCAAGTCGTTGTTTAACAACTCTCTGGATCACATCCTGAGAAGTTCCTTCGGGAAATTCCAATACTGTACCGTCTGGCAATTCGGCTTCTATCATGGTATTAAATTCCCTTGAGCGTCATAACGAAGTCGGTTTTTGGGAATGGCAGGTTGTTCAATTTTAGGCGCGCTTGGCGCTATTCCGCTTTGCGCAGTTCTTGCGCGTTCTACGCCTTTGCGAATAATAGACTGAAATTCTCGTGCAGCTTTTATAAACTCAGATTCGCTCCCAGCGGCATCCATTCGAGCAATTGCATCAGTTGCTTTTTTACCTTCAACCTCAGTAATTGCACCCCCTCCTTTAAGAGATTCAAATGCTTGTAAGAACTGTTGCCCTTTGAGTTGGTCAAGACGAATATCAAAATCTTTAGCAGGAGTGCCTGGAATTTTTTGGATTCCAAGCAAACGACTCGCCCCGACCGCTTGTTTCATTCCTGGGGCATTTAACAAATCATCAACAAGACGAATTGTCTCTTCACCTTGCGTTATTGCTTTTGGAGCTTCTAATCGCGATTCTGTACGCATTTTTGCTTCGGTTGTTGCTGCCGCTTTTGCTCCAGCTAAAGAACCTTGTAAGGTCGGGTCATCAGAAGCTTTGATAACCGGCTGACCATTGATGGAGCCAAGCGACAATTCACCTGTACGCGCATTGCCCACGGCGATGCCCTGGGGTGTTCCGATGAACTGGTAATACCCTTGTTGCTGCGGCTGCATACTACGGCGCAACTCAACCATTTCGCGCTGGAATTGGCGTTGCATTTCGGCTTGTTCTGCTGCGCTGGCGTTTCTAGCCTGTAGTTCTGCCATGCGCGACTCTTGCTGGAATCGAAGCTGGTCCATACGAGCCTGTCGTGCTGTTTCAGCCTCTTGCTGACGGAATGCTCGATCTTCAACCCTTTGAGCCGCTGCCGCTTCCAGTTCAGGAATTCGACTAATTCCTTGCATTGCCATCTGACGATAGCCAGCATCAGGCGCACCCATCAATGCTCTATAAGCGCCTGGCATATCTTGTGGCTCTGCGGGTCTTGGTGGGCCAGCAACATCGGGCGGCAATACTTCAGCCGGTCGGCCTAACGCTTTTTCGGTGAAACCGCGAAGCGCGTTAGCTAAAGCTTTTTCTCTTTCACTTCCGATTTGCGTTATTTCTTCCTGCGCCATTTGTTGCCCACGCATACCGCCGAGCGAACGAAGGCCAGCGGCTAGATATTCAAGCGGGTTAGGGGCAACGTATATATTCCCCACCATGCGGCCTTGCGGAGCTTGGTATTGAGCTTGCTGGCCGTAGCGTAATGCTCTTTCACGCGCTAGTTGCAGTTGTTGTTCGTAGTCTGTCATGATTACCTTCCAAACAAACTAGGGAATTGTTTGCCAAAGAAATTCCCGCCCAAAGAACCGCCGCCAGCAACCGGCAGCCCGGCAATTCCCATCCCTAATCCAAAAATGCCGCCCAACGGGCTGGAGGCTTGCTCGGCGTTGTAAGCGTTCAATTGTGCGCCGTATTGAGCATTAGCAGCATTCAGGTAATCAGGGCCTTGCGTAGCGTTTTGCAGTGCAAATTGCTGGAACTGAGGCGCTTGCACTTGGTTGCCAGAGCGTAGCGCGTTAATCAGGTTGAGCGGTCGGTCTTGCAGATAAGCCTGTTCTTGAAGTGCGGCAGCACGGTTAGCTTGGTCAAGACTGATACCCTGCATTGCAGCTTGCGTCATCAGATCATTAGCTTGCTGGTTTTGCATCGCCATCTCACGCGAGAATGCGTCAGAACCGAGACCAATGCCGGTATTAGCCAGCCGTTGCCGGGTGGCTTCTTCTTGCGCCTGTAGTTGTGGCCTAAGTCTTGCCAAAATCGCTTCTTGCGCGGTCTGTCCGACATTTATACCTCTGGTCGGTAAACCGCTAACGTCTAGCTCAGGGTTTTCAAATATCCGGCGAGCGCGGTCAAAACCAAGGTTGGCAACCTCGCCGTATTTCCGATTGAGCGCTAGTTGCTCGTCAAGTGCGGATTGGGCTTCCGGGGTCAAATTGGTGTATTGTTCCCATACGCCATCATCATCGGTCGGTCTTTTATAAGTCAAAGAACCCCAGGGGGTGTATTGATTTATGCGGTTCGCTTTAGTAGCGTATTTTGCGGCCTCTAAATTGCCAGCCGCCGTTTGTTCTGCCGCGCCGCGATAATCTGGCGGGGGGGGTGGGCTAGAGCTGCACATATTTACCTCAATTCATAAACCATTTCGGTTGCCATATTCTTAAACCCCATTCTTTGCCATAACTTGCTAACTCTTAAGTCAGTCACGGCTGTACAATAGGCTTTTTGAACGTCAAGTTTTTTTAGTTCAGCCAATACATGCTGCACTAATTTCTTTCCTATGCCATTCCGATGGTTTCGGGTAACGAATAACGCATCTTCTTTGGCTATTTTATCACCGTTATGCATATCATTGGTAATATAAATCAAACAATATCCGACACATTCAGCGTCGTGTTTTACAATAAAAAACTTTAACCAGCCATCATTATTAAATTTGATGTACCTGTCTAGTTGCGGATTAAATGGCGAAATTTTTATGCCATCTTTTTCTAATCGTTCTTTCATTTCTTGGTAATGCTCACTCGTCAATCGGCAAAAATCAGGCAAATTGTTTGCTATTTTTGCTTCATGAAAAGTGTACATATTTAGCCTTATAAAACAGAGTTGGCAGGCTGGTAGACATAATCGACATTGGTGAATCGTACTTCTGCCCCGTTATTTTGCACTTTAAGCCTTAGTGCGGCAGAGTTTGCCACCGCCCCGACAGTATTCCAGCCAGTCGTCGAACGTAACCCGCCGCCCCAAACCATTGAACCCCATGTCATTGAACCCCACACCATACCCGTAGGTGCGACAAAACTTAACGTACCTTGTGGGTCTTGTGCCAGATAGTTTGTATTCAGACCGTAAACAGCAGTCGGGTTTCCGCTTGTTAAAATGTACGGGCGCACCATGGTGAAATACTTATTGAATGCCTTGTTGCCAAAGTAACCGAAGGCGGTCAGGCAGTCAGATTGAATAGGCGCGGACACGTCAACATTAGACACCCACGCTTTGTAGACTTTGGTGTTGTCTGCGTAATAAAGCCCTGTTGAGGCACGCAACAACACGTTCGCATTCCAGCCGGTGAACTTAGTCCATGCGCCAGTAATTGTGTTTTGTGCGAACTGATACGCCCCGCCGGTTGCCGGTACGTTCAATAACATCATGTTTTCTTCGGGGAAAAGACACAATTGCCACCCGAATGCTGACGAGAAAGAATTGGCAGCTATTGAGACACTATTCTGTATTTTGTCGGTCAAAGCCACTCGTCTATCGACACTTGCGGACAATAACCCTCTGCCTAAAGGAAATACACCCTCGGTCGTATTAACAGCTAGATCGCCGCCGTACTTTGCCGCGCATCGTCTGCCTAGTGGTCGCCCAAGCTGAAACACGCCAATGATCGAAAAATCACCGCCCGCACCTGGATTGCTTCCTCGATAAACCGCTACCTCGCCATTAGTAGATAGCACGACAAAGTGATCGTCAGCGCCAGAGCCAGCGTCAACCGTCCATGTATAACAAGCCTGAATTGAACCGCCATTTCTAAACACGCTTGACAAGTCAAGAGTGCCAGCAGCGCCCCCAACCTGACCAACCGGCAGAAATGCCACCGTCATACTGTTTTTAACGACAAAGTACAACCTCGACTTAAACACGCAAACATGCACCAGGCTGGTAGTCGTCACGCCTGTAATCGAAGGCGACGACGCTCCATCAATGGCCGTCCAAGTGGTCCCATTGAATAACTGAGGCTTATCTACCCCGTTGACCAGGTACAGAAAAGACCCGCCAGCGGTCGTCACGTTAGCATCTTGCCATTGCGCCGAAGTCTGGCCGGTAACGACTGCCGCGCCAAGCGTTCCAGCGGTTGTAACGTCAAATATAGACCCGCCAGCCGCAGCAAATAGCTTAGATACGCCTGACGTTGGAAGATACTCAACCAGCGTTTGCACTGGGT